CTACATATAATGCGTCGTCTAACATACAATGATACTGAACAGTGCCTGTTACAGTCCATTGAAACCATGCTTGTAGTATTCTTTCATTACCTGAAGTGAAATACCTGTACCCATATAAGGTAGGTGTATCTTCTTCACTAAATAATATCAATCCATTTTCTCTAGAATTAGATATAATTTTTAAATCTTTCTCAAATAATTGAGATACTACTTTACTTTGTTCTACAACTTCTGGTTCTCCTTCTCGTCTAATCTGTGCCATTTCAAAGAATCTACTATATTTATTAGCATTATCTAAAAATCCTATAGTAGTTCCTAAATTAACTGGATTAGTTTTATGATTAAAGTTGTAAGAAGAAAGTCGGTTTATTTTGGCTGTATTAGGATTAAGTATATCACTGTCTGTAGTCAACATAAACTGTTGATTTTTTGTAAATATAACTAAACCTGTATTAACTTGTATTGCATCAAAAACAATAGCCGGATATGTAGAACTACATGATAAATCTATAGGGTCTACATTAGAAAATGTTTGTGCAGTCTTAGCCCAGAAGTTAAAGAAGTTCCCGGGACGAGACATGATTACATTTTCATCACTAAGCATTACTAATCTATTTCTAAAGAATACCATTTTATTGATAGTCTTTCCTACAAAAGAAGCTTGTGGGTTTGTGCCGTCAGGGTCAGTATTACCTACTTGTGCACCTTCCCATGCTACTTCTGATAAAGTAAATGTTGTAGCATTAGTTCTAACTAATTGTAATGGCATAGTAGTAGCATCAAAATTAGTTTTATCTCCCGGTCTTACACATTCTTCCCAAACACCTTCACCATCTAAACCATTATTGGCAAAGAATTTTAAATAATAGTCATCTTCTTCGTTTGCACTATTAGCTACCTTTACAACAAATCCATGTTTTGATTGACGTGGTAAATCATCTACAGTAAGAACCTCACCAGCTACTACATTTATTAAATCGCTAACTGGTGTAGAAGCATTAAATGTATTTTGCTCAACACCATTTACTACATTAGAAGTTCTACTAATATAAAGACCGTTACCTATTTGTTGTACATTATTAAAGTTTCCTGTAGCTAGTATATCTGCTCTAAGACTACCAAGTATAGATTCTGCTGTTACTGTTGTTTTAGTGTCAAAAGCAGTAGGGTTAGGTCTGATTAATCCAAGATTAGCTTGTACTTGTGACGTACTAACTTCATCAATAGTTACCTTATAATAACCATCTTTCATAAACACATAGAAATGATCGCCCTGCTGCCATCCCTCGCCCCCGTAGAGGAGGTCGTTTGTTGTGTTATATCTTGTCCTATACTCTACGTTTGAACCAGCTCCTACGGGCGTAGACTGCCCTGTGGTAGTAATTCTAAAATATAAGTTACTTCTACCTTGTACATTATTTAAAGCATAATTTACATTTTCTGCTGAACTCTGTGTAGCGGACGCATCTGCTGTAAATGTAAAAGTATCACCATCAACAACAGTTATTTGTTTAGTTGTGTCAACTCCAGCACCAGCTAAAAAATCAAAGTAAACTTCATCATTAGTTGATAAACCATGCCCATTACTACTAACAGTAACAGTAGTTCCTGCTTGAGTGTAAGTTCCTCCAAATAATTTTCCGTAAATATTTGCTAAATAACTATAAGAAGTATCACTAGATGGGTCTCCTGATGCATCTAAAGTACCACCTACAGCGTCATTATCAACTAAAGTAGCTCCGCTTGTTATTTCAAATATTCTAGTTCCCACATTAGGACCTAAATCATCCGACCCGGGTCCTGCATCATCATCACATCTAGTACTATTGTTAGCTCTATTTGCATGAGTATCCATATGACCATTACTGGTACAGTAGTTATTACTAGATCTAACTAAGTCTACACTAATTCTTGTAGCTGTTGATATAGACGTTGTAGTTGTAGAGTCAAATAAATTTAAAGAATACTGAGCTGCATATTTTATTGTTTTTAGTTCTAGAAATATTTCTGGAGGTCTTAGAGGTTCTATAGTATTAGCCATAGCAACAGTTTTAGTTCTGTTGGTTAAGAACGTAAAATCGTTGATAGTTAGTGTTTGGATATCTTCGTCATTACTATGTGTCAGGTAGTTAGTCATAGCTGTTGTAGCGCCTGTAACAGTCATCTCTGAACCGTCACTACACTTCCACATATTTATATCACCAGTTCTACTAACTTGACCTATGTACTGTTCAGCTTCGTCTCTGTAATAATGAAACCATCTACCATTAGTAGTTGAATTGTTTGTCCCATCACTAAGAGAAGCTATTAATTTTCCACCGGGACGTTTAAGTAAACCATGTGTTACATCAGGTAAAACATTGTTTGCGACATTAACCTGTCCCGGAACTTTTAGTTCATCTGGCTGTTGAGAAACGCCACCGGTTAATGTAGGTACTAATTGTGTAACACTTGCCATTATCTAATTAATGCTTTGTAAGGTTGATAGGGGTCATAGCCTTGTCCATCTCGGAAGCCAAAGAAACTATGATCTCCTTGTTGTGTGTCATATTCCATGACGGATGCTCTAGTTTGAGCTTCTTGAGTTTGTAATAGTCTAGCAAGATTAGCGTCACCAACTAATTGTGTAGCTGCTCTAGTAGATGCTTTAGCTATAATATATCTCTGAAATGCAGATGGCACATCTTCAAAATCATATAGGTATGTAGCGTCTATAAAGACAGGACTTGAAAACTCAAAAGTGTGATCTGCTTTGTTATATAATTTTCCTTCTCTTTTTACAACATCGCGATCTCTAAACATCTGTCCATCATGTATGTCATAACGTAACATGTTGGTAGGGATGATAATATTTTTATTTGCATCTGGTTGTATCTCAATGTGTTCTTCAGTATTGAAATGCCACCCTTCATTTAATACATCTTTTGTAGTCTCTACTAACAAATTATATATAAATGATATTTCTGGGTTTGTACTAATCAATGCACCTGTTGTATTTTTTAATTGTGTGATAGGTGATTGACCTATGCTACCCAAGATAGAATTAACTGCGGATAGTTCGGTATCGGTTGCTATTGGTGTAGTCATAAGTAAAAAAAAGGGGACCCGAAGGTCCCGTATAAAAATAAAATTAGTTAGCGTTAGCTGGGTATTGGTTACCGAATACAGCATTACCTGTAGACCCAGTAGCAGCACCAGCGATAAGCTCAACGCAAGCAGCAGGGTTTAAGAAATCTGCACCCATAGCTAGTCGTCCCAAAATTACATCTCCTTGGTATACCACGGACACATCTCCAGATGTTACCTGAACTTGTGGTCCGATAGCTTCTACAACTCCAGCAGCTTCCTTCTGGAAGATTAATCCGCAAGAGTTAGCGAAGTCAGTAGCATTACCATAGTTTCCGTTAATTCCAGTTACAGAAGCTCTAGCGTCTTCTGCTGTTTCACCTACAAAGTTACCTAAGTTACCGGGAGATGTTACTCCGGGGTTGGTTGCAGATGCAGTACCAAACTTAGTACCATACTGTCCAAAGAACGGAATGTTCATTGACTTGTAGATCTTGATACCAGCGATCTCAACTACGCCTTGTCCAGACTGTAAAGCTGTTCCTTGTGCGTCACGGTTGATTAGACCAGATGTGATTACACCAGAACTTACAGTATTGATGAGACTGTAGTATTGACGAGGGTTTAGAACGGCTACTCTGCCGTCAGAGCTGACTCCTTTTTCGTCAAGAGCAGCAGCAGCATCATAGAAAGCGTCTACTAATTTAGCAGCGTCGTAAGCTTCGGTTGCGTTACCTGTACCTACTCTGATCTGTGTACCGCCGGGCTCTGCAAAGCCAGACTTAGTTATTGGAGAAGCTTGTCTAGCACCTTTAGCGATAGCTCTAAAGATTAGTCTATCGTACTTTTGTGCAAGAGCGTATCCAATCTTCTTGGAAATTTCACCCCTCAATTCGTAGTGAGCAAGTGTTTCATCTAGCTCATATACAAACGCCGAGCTAATTAATAGGTCGTCGCATGTTATGGTTTTTTCAGCTACTGGAGGTGCTCCGTCGCTGTTACCCATGATGCTGTTTCCGGGAGTATGGAACTCAGCTTTTGTGTGTCCAGTGTAGATGAACTGTAAAGATTTTCCATTCTTAAGAGTTCTCTTCATAACGAGATCTCTTGCGATTGCATTGTGCTGGAAGCCTTTAAACATTTCTCCACTGAACAGCTTTAAATAAAGGGCGCGTGGGTCAGTACCGCCATT